CTCACGAAAAACTCGGTGTGGTATATGCCCCCGTTTTTGTGGATAACTTGGTCGAAATAAAAAGATTAAACCGAAACTATCGAATAATAGAAAGAGGTAAATCAAGATGAAGAAAATTTCCAAAGATTTAAACAAGAAAGACTTACAGTTCCTTGCGTATGAGGAATTAAACAAGATCGTACAAGACCCCAAGACCTCAAGTGCGGTAAAAGTACAGGCATTAACCCAGCTTGCGAAACTTGCGGAGTCTTTACAGGACGATACACCCGAAAAGCCCAGCAAACTCTCGGAGTTTTTAGATGAATGAAGAAAACAGCCGAGAAAGAAAACTACATACTGACGTATTATCAGAAAATCTCTGACGGAACGATAACGGTTGGTAAGTGGGTCAAGCTGGCATACGAAATGATAATCAAAGGACTTGAGAACAAGTCTTTTTTTTATGACTCAAAGAAAGCACACAAGGCGATTAACTTCATTGAGAAGTTTGCACATCATCACGAGGGAGCATTAGCCCCACAGAACATAAAACTTGAGTTGTGGCAAAAAGCGTTAGTGTCTGCTGTCTTTGGGATAGTCGATAAAGACGGATATAGGCAATTCAGAGAGGTTTTATGTGTCGTTAGTAGAAAGAACGGCAAGACTCTGCTTGATGCCTCTATTGCCGATTATATGGCATTCTGTGACGGGGAATACGGAGCAAGGCTTTACTTTATTGCTCCGAAGTTACAACAGGCATCGCTTTGCTATGACGCACTTTATCAGATGATAAAGAAAGAACCCGACCTCGACGCATTAACAAAACGTCGTAGGACGGATATTTATATCGAGTCCACAAACACGACCGCACAGCCCTTGGCATTCTCACAGAAGAAATCGGACGGACTTAACCCGTCGTTTGTTTCCTGTGACGAGATCAGTTCTTGGCAAGGACAAGCGGGACTCAAACAGTATGAGGTTTTAAAGTCGGCTCTCGGTGCAAGACGCCAGCCTCTTATATTCAACATTTCAACGGCTGGATATGAGAACGAGGGCATATACGACGAACTAATCAAGCGTTCAACTCGTGTACTTTTAGGAGACTCGAAAGAGACAAGGCTTTTGCCCTTGCTCTACATGATAGACGATATCGAGAAGTGGAACGACATCAACGAATTGCAGAAGTCGAACCCGAACTTAAATGTATCGGTCACGGTTGATTATCTTCTTGAGGAGATCGCTGTTGCCGAGGGTTCACTCTCGAAGAAAACAGAATTTCTCACGAAGTATTGCAACATTCGACAGAACAGTTCTCAAGCATGGCTGTCAATGAGGGCTGTCGAAAAGTGTGAGGCAGAGTTAAGTATAAAAGACTTTGCTCATACTTATTGTGTTGGGGGCATAGACCTCTCAAGGACAACCGACCTCACGTCGGCTTGTGTAGTCATTCAGAAAGACGGCATCTTGAATGTGTTCTCTCACTTTTGGCTACCAGCCGAGCGTATTGACGATGCACAGGCGAGGGACGGAGTACCCTATAAGATTTATATACAACAGGGTCTCATATCTCCCTCGGGCGAGAATTTCGTCGATTACCACGATTGTTTTAATTGGTTCAAACATTTAGTCGAAGAATACGAAATACTCCCCTTAATGGTCGGATATGACCGTTATACGGCACAGTATTTGATACAGGATATGAAACAATACGGTTTCCAATGTGACGACGTATTCCAAGGCTATAACTTGTCACCTGTCATCGACGAAATGTCGGGCTTAATGGACGATGCCCGAATAAGGTACGCCTCAAACAGCATATTAAAGATGCACCTACTTGACACCGCTTTAAAGAGAGACAACGAAAGCGGGAAAGCCAAGATAATCAAGATTGACTCGAAGTGCCATATTGACGGAACAGCATCATTACTCGATGCGTTATGCGTCCGTCAGAAATGGTACGGACAGTTAGGTTCACAGTTGGAGAACAGATAACATGGGTCTTAAGGAATTGTTATTCCCAAAGAAAATTGAAACACAGAAAGAGAGAGAACTTGCAAGCACGACTTTTAAGATGCTTAACGGCTATGTCCCTATATTCCGCACATGGAATGGGGAAATATACGAGAGTCAGTTTGTAAGGTCTGCTATTGATGCCCTCGCTCGTCATTCGTCCAAGCTGGCAATCACGATCACGGGCGGTACAAAGTCGGAACTCTTGACCAACCTCAAGAAGAAACCGAACTCATTTCAAACATGGTCACAGTTTCTTTATCTGACCCGCACTATTCTCGAAGTACGGAACACAGCATTTATTATCCCGTTAAGAGACAAGTACGGGGCAACGATAGGAATATACCCGTTAAGACCTGTGAAATTTGACCTCGTGAACGCTGGCGGTGAACTTTGGGTAAGATTTACCCTCGACGGCAACGAAAAGACAGCCGAGAAACTGTCTGATATCGGAATACTCACCCGTTATCAGTACAAGTCACCGTTCTTTGGCGACTCGAACGACGTTCTCGATGAAACGATGCAACTTATCTCTATACAGAGACAGGGTATCGAGGAATACACCAAGAACGCATCGAGTTATCGGTTCATGGCTAAACTCACGAACTTTTCAAAAGCCAAAGATTTAGCCTTGGAGCGTCAGCGTTTCGACGCCGAGAACTTTCAGACTAAAAACGGCGGTGGTCTGCTCCTGTTCCCGAACACATACAACGAGATCAAGCAGATAACCTCACAGAGTTTTGCGGTCGATACCGAACAACTTAAGTTAATCGAAAAGAACGTATACGACTATTTCGGAGTGAATGAGGAAGTCATACAGAACAAGGCTCATGGTGACGAGTTCCTTGCATTCTATGAGGGAGCAATCGAGCCTTTTGCAATCCAGCTTTCCGAAGTCTTGACGTTCATGCTTTTCACTAATCGTGAGATTGCATTCGAGGCGGGCGTTTACTTCACATCGAACCGCATACAGTACATGAACAACTCTGACAAGCTGGCGGTCTCAAGAGACCTTGCAGACAGAGGCGTTCTTTCAATCAACGAAGTAAGAGAGATATGGCAACTCCCGCCCGTTGTTGGTGGAGATAGGCACATATTGAGAGGAGAATACTACGATACCTCAACAGGAACAAAGGTCGAGGAGATAGGAGACTCAACAGATGAAGAATGACAGAGAGTACAGAACATTAAATATCGAAGTCGAGGAAAGAAACGAGGCTGGCGACCCCTCATACATCGTGAGAGGCTATGCAAGCACGTTCGAGCCTTACGTTCTCTTTGAAGAGGACGGGGTACAGTACAAGGAACAGATTGACCCCCACGCATTCGACGAGGCTGATATGTCAGACGTTGTTTTCCGTGTAGATCACGAGGGGGCTGTCTACGCAAGGTCATCGGCTGGAACATTGAGAGTTGGCATCGACGAGAGAGGACTCTTTGACGAGGCTGACCTTTCAAAGACCGCAAAAGCAAGAGAACTCTTTGAGGATATATTGGCGGGCAACTATCCGAAACAGAGTTTTGCTTTTTCCGTCCGTGAGGACTCATACGACAGGGACACACACACGAGAAACATTCTCAAGATAGCAAAGGTGTACGATGTGTCCCCTGTATCATTTCCCGCCAACCCTACCACAAGTCTTGGTGTCGCAACTCGTGACTACTTCAACGGAGTGATTGAGGCAGAAAGAGCGGAGAGACTCGCAAACGAGAAACGCACAAAAGATAAAGCACGTTTGGAACTCAAGTTAAAGTTAATAGGAGCATAAAAACATGAAGATTGAAGAGATTAAGAACATTTCCGCAGAGGAATGTGAGGCACGTCTCGCAGAGATCAAGACCGAAATGAATGCAGAAGATGCAGACATCGAGGCACTTTCTGCCGAGGTTGATGCAATCGAAGAGAGACGCAAGGCTCTCGTAACCGCAGAGGAGCAGAGAAAAGCCCTCGCTGACAAGGTCGCAAACGACATGACCGCAACTATCATCGAAGAGAGAAAGGATACTAAGAAAATGGGAGAAAAGGCAAAGACCCTGTATGAAGTAAGAAACACCAAGGAATACATCGACGCATACGCTGACTACATCAAGACAGGCGATGCAGACGAGTTCAGAAGTGCAACCGCACTCCTTACCGAGAACGTCGGCGGTGAGATCGCTGTACCCGATTTCGTATACGACATCATCAAGACCGCATGGGACGCAAACGAGATCACTTCCCTTGTTACCAAGGTAAACATCAACGGCAACCTCAAGGTCAACTTTGAAATCAGCGGTTCTGACGCTGTTAAGCACGTTGAGGGTAGCGGTGCTGTTACCGAGGAAGAACTCAACGAGGGCATCGTTGAACTTGTTCCCGCATTTTTCAAGAAGTGGAAGTCTTTCAGCGATACCGTACTTGCTATGAGAGGCGAGGCTTTCGTTCGCTATATCTATGCAGAGATCGCACACAGAATTATGAAGAAGATCGCAGACGACCTCATTGGTCAGATTGCATCTCTCCCCCAGTCTGCAACCGCAACCTCTGTTTCTGCTAACATCGTTAAGGTTGCTCCCGTTGTCGGTGCTGTTGCACAGGCACTCGGAGAACTCTCTGACGAGGCTACCAACCCCGTTGTTGTAATGAACAAGAAAACTTGGTCAGCATTCAAGAACGCACAGTATGCTAATCAGTATGCCGTTAATCCTTTCGAGGGCTTTGACGTTCACTTCAACAACTCACTCCCCGCATATGCTGACGCAAGCGAGGACGACGTATACGCTATCGTAGGCGACTTTGCAGAGGGTGCTCTTGCAAACTTCCCCGAGGGCGAAGAGATCAGATATACCTTTGACGAACTCACCCGCAAGAAAGAGGACTTGGTTGAAGTTCTCGGAAAACTTTTCGGTGCTGTCGCTCCCGTAGCTGACAAGGCTTTCGCACTCATCACCAAGCCCGCATCTGTATAAGGAGTAGAGCATGGTTAAGCTGAAAGTTTCCAAGACTTTCGCTGATAAAGAGACCTATAAAATGTACGCTGTCGGGGAGATCATAAGTCTCCCCGATGTTCGTGCAAAAGACGCTATCAAGAAAGGCTTGGCGGTAGAGGTAGCAGAAAAGGTCGAAGTGAAAGCCGAGGCAAAACCCACGAAGAAACCCGCCAAGAAGAGCGTAAAGAAAGGTTGACCATATGGCACTCATTGACGATGTAAAAATGGCTTTAAGAGTCACGACAACGGCATATGATAGCGAACTCAATGACCTTATTGAGTCGGCAAAGAAAGACCTCGGTATCGCTGGTGTAGAAGTTCCCGAGACAGACGATAAAATCGTCAACACAGCAATCAAGACGTATTGCAAGATGAACTTTGGAACTCCGAACCCCGCATATTGGAGCATCTTAAAGCAATCATATGACGAGCAGAAAGCCCAGCTTTCAACCTCTTCAAGTTATTCCGATTTTTCAATGGTAAACGGTAATGAATAAATCTGTCACGATTGATTTAATCAAAAAGACATACACGACCGACTCAATGGGTCAGAGAGTCTATACCACGCAGAGCAAGACGGTATACGCAACGATATCGTCTATAACTCGTGCAGAATGGGTCTCATACTCGCAGACAGGTCGGCAAGGGCTTGTTCCCGCATATGTTGCCTTGGTATTTATGGGCGATTATGAGGGCGAGAACGAGTGTGTCTATGACGGGCAGACTTACGGCATATATCGAACCTATGAAAGAGACGAAGAACAGGTTGAGTTGTATCTCGAAAAGAAAGCGGGTTTTGAATGAGCAAGGTCGGGCAAATATCGGTAGACAAATTCTTGTCAACTTTATCACTCACGCTTGAGGACTACGCAAAGGGCGTTGATA